CGCCGCGCAACTTGCTGTCGATCTGCGCCTCGAAGGCCTCGATCTGATCCGCGCTGGCGTCCCCCTTGATCGTCAGCAAGTAATCCGGTCGGGCCTTGTTCACGAACCAGTGGTAGTCCATGTCGTGAAGCGACTCGTTGTTCGTCGCCGCGCCCCATGCCGCTTCCACCTTCCCCATGCCGTAGTACACGTCCTTCGGGTTCGGTCGCTTGAAGTGGATGACTTCCTCGACCGGGAAGAACGCGCGCTTCTCGAACGACACGCCGTAGAGGTAGCCGTCCACGAACTCCTCCTTGCCGGGGACGATCTCGACCCACGGAGAAGGCATCGTCCACAGTTGCACAGGCACGCCGAGCCTACGGTCGATGACCGGATGGAGGTACGCATTGCCCGTCAACTCAAGGTAAAGCACGCGCAAGACGGTCTGCTCAAAGCCGTTCTGCCACGGGTTCGCCTTCGACAACAGGTCGAGGACCGGGTGCGAGTCGGTGACCACTTCGTAGTCATCCCCGTACTCTGCGGCCTTCGTCATCGCGTACCGCGACGGGAGTTGGTCGAGAGAACCCGACAGATACGCCTTGGTGCGGCGTCCCGCCTTGCGCGTGTTCCAAAGCTTCGTACCGGCGCTGCGGTTCCTGACGTACAGGCGCAGAGGCTGTGAGGCGACCGCGTAGGCGTTGAGGTTTGCCGCCGCGTAGATCCACGAGCCGTAGTACCTGACCGCCGTCTGCGGAGAGAACGCGGGACGCACGGAGTCGCTCGACACGACGCGAGTCGATGTCGCGATCCACTTCCGCGCGTCGTTGACCGTCTTCGCCAGCAGCCGGGATAGGATCGACATCAAATGACCTTCAGGATTGGAGGTGGCTTGCGCTGACGCCGCGCATGGACGGCAAGCGCAAGCGCGCACACGCCGTCATCGTGACCAGCCGTCGCCTCGTAGGAGACGGTCCTTCCGGAGTATCGGTAGCCGAATGACTCAAGTTCAGCGCGGAGCCAGCCATCGGGTATCCGGATGTCCCGATTCTGCACGGCGATCTGAAGCCCTTCCATGAGTTGCTGCTTTGATGGCGAGGTGAACTTGAAGCCTTCGACGCGCTTGCACACCTTGCGTAGATCCTCAACGATTGGATCGCCTACGCCCGTCGAGTCGATCTGCGCTGGCCTGTCCTTGATGAGCGCGGCCAGTCTCTCGCGCGTGACGGACCACGGTGCTTGCCACCTGTCGAGATGCGCGACGGCTCCATCGGAGTCGAGGCCAACGGCCACGGTGTAGTCTTGGCTCTTCGCAAGATCGACGCCGAAGCATTCGACCGGACGCTTGGATATCTCGCCGATGGACGCGCGGATCGCGTCGAGTCCAAACGGGTTGCCTCCGTCCTCTGCGGGGACGCCTTCGTACTCCTGCGCGAAGACCTCCGGCGGGAGCGTGCGCCGAGCCGCCTCGACTTCGTCCGGGTCAATGTGCGGGTTTTGGCGCGTTCCGATGCGAAAGGCCCGCATCGTGCCAGTCGTGTCACCTTCGGCCTCAGTGAACAGGCGGTGGAAGTCGCCCGTCCCCTTGGGAGTGCCGAGGAAGAGCGCGGTCCCCTTGCGGTCGGACAGCGTCGGTCGCGCCGCGTTGCGCCACCATTCGAGGAGGTGCGGCACGAACCCTGCCTCGTCCACCACGATCAGGTCGTAGTCGCGGCCACGTCCGGCGTCCACGTCCTCGAGCGACCAGAAGTCGATGACGCCGCGCGTGACGAGTTCCAGCCGCTTCTCGACGCGGTCCATGCGCGCAGTCACGGGCGCAAGCGCGCGCTCGATGTCGCGCATGGGGTCGGCAAGGTACTTGTACGTCGGCGCGAACCAGCCGACCTTGCGTCGGTTGATGGCGGCGCGCTGCGCCTTGACCTTGCCGTAGGTGGTCTTGCCCCAGCGGCGTCCGATCTCAAGGACGCTGAACCGCGCGAGAGCCGCATCGACCGTCAACTGCGACGGATGCAGGATCGAGGACAGCGGCTTGAGTTGCACCATCATGCGTCATGCTGCACCTTCGGCGCGATCTCCTCGATGGTCACGACCTCCTCGCGCACCACGGCCTCGCTCTTCTCCTTCTGGCCGAGGTACTGCTTGCCGAGCCAGATCAGCATGGTGACGTTGCCCTGACGGGCCAACTGCACCTGCTTGCGCTTGAGGCTTCGATTGAGACGCATCCTGCCCCTTTCTATGGGCGCGGAAAAACCCTTGTCCAGCGTGGACTTCGAGCAGCCTACGAGAACAGCGATCTCCTCCACGGTGCAGCCTATCGCCGCCATGCGCTCGACCTGAGCCGGGTCGATGGCGAGTCGTGGCCTACCGCCCTTGGACTTCGGCTTCGGCTTGGATGCGTCAGGCTTGGCTGGCTTGGGCATTCCACTGGCTCCTGATCTGCGCGGCGATCTCTGCGGCGTACGACGCCGACACCAAGCCGCCGTCTACCCACCAGTCCTCGAACGGAAACCGCGACTCGCCGACCCGGACGCAGACATCCGGCGCGACCAGTTCGTACCCGGCGTCCCGCAGGATTCCGCGCATGGCCGACCGTATCGCCGCGTTGTTTCGGTACAGGTCATGCTCCACCGTGATGCAGTCGAACCGCACCGCGTCGAGCGGGAGTTTGCAAAGCGCCTGTAGCGTCAGGCTGGGCGGCTCAAGGTCGAGAGAGAGGTATCCGATGCGACCGTCCGGCGCGAAGTCGTGCAGGATCGCCCGCCAGTCCTGCGCGAAGAAGTCGCCGAAGACCGCGTGCGCCTTGCGCTCGGCGCGCAGCGTCTCCGCGTGCTCGATGTCGCACAGGATGCCTTTCCACCCCGCGTCCTCAAGCGCCTTGGTGTTGCTGATCCTGACAGGCTCGCCCGCGCCGATGTCGAGAAACGACCATCGACGCGCAACGCGAAGCGCGAAGGCGTCCTGTCCTGCCTGACTGTTGAAGGTCACGGTCTGCAAGTTGTCTCCTCTGTAGTTTGCGTTTACTCACTGCGCTTCGAGCGCGGCAATCGCCGCCTCAAGTTGCGCGATCTCCTCGTCAAGCGAAGCCACGCGCATCTCGTCTCCGATCTGCCAAGCGTGTTCGCGCTCCACTCGCGCCGTGCGGAGCCTGTTCCGCTTCAGCGTCAGTTGCCGTTCGTTCGACATCAGAACACCATCATCCTTGCGTGGAGGTTCGTCGTGTTGCCAGCCATGCACAGGTAGACGATCTTGGTCGTTCCATCCGTGTAGGTCACGTCGTAGGCAGTGTCTCCTACCAGTGCAGCGCCCTGAACCATCGGCATGAACGTGAGTCCGTCCATCTCCGAGGTAACGAGGTTGAACCGGAACCAGCGGCCAGTCACGTCCTTCTGTGCGTAGAGATAGTCGCCGTTGTAGACCCACTTCGTTCCGGTGGTGAACGTCTCGACCTTAGGTGCGTACGGGATGTCGTTCGTCCACGCGTTGCTCGGGATGTCGTAGTAGTCGGCAACGACGCCAGCCGCGCCACGGAACGAGTAGATGCGCCGTCCGTTGATGATCGCGCTCTCGTTGGTCCACGCGGCGTCCGTAGAGGCCCGCGCCCAGTTGCCGCTCATTCCCGCGCCCGGTGCGCCGCCTCGTGCGACGGTCGGCGTCAGCGTCGACCATGTGTTCGACGTGATGCTGTAGCGGTAGAGCGTGACCGCGTTGTTTCCCATCAGGTAGATGAAGTCGTCGTTGCCCTCGATGGAGTAGGTCGAGGTCGCGTCCGGGTTGGTGGCCCATGCGGTTCCGACCGTGATGACCGTTCCGGTGTTGCTGGCGATGGTCCGAATCTGACCCGCGCCCGTGCCGCCGGTGATCCGGATTTGGTAGTTCGCCCACTGGTTCGTGGTCCAAGACTTCGCGGAGTTGGTCAGCGTCGTGGACGCGCCAGCCGTCGCCGTCCCGGTCGCGAATTGGAGGTATCCGTTGTCCTCCCAAGATGGCGTGGCAACAAGACGCGCATCCGTTCCGATTGAGGCAGGACTGTTCGCGAGCGTCTGCCATGTGTTCGTCGCGAAGTCGTAGCACCGGAACGAAGAAGCCGCCGTCGAGCCGCCGTTGAGGACGTACCAGCGCGGGGTGACGAGACGATACACGGTGGAGGCGCTGAACGCAGACGCCTGAGCCGGAACGGTGATCGTCGCCGTCGCTCCGAGAGTGTTCGACTTGATCTCAAGCGTGACGCCCGCGTTGGGACCGGCAAGGATCTGGACGGAATAGCCGCGCAGGTCGCGCTGGAGGTTCTGATTGGTCAGGATCGTGGTAGTGGTCCCGCCAGTCGCAGTCAGGCTGAACGCCCCGACCGTAGATCCGGTGCTGAAAGATGTCGACACTCCGCACGACCCTGCGGCAAGCGCTACGGCAAGTGCCGGAGACGGAAGGGCGACGAAGCCGTCCTCGTTCGGGTTGAACAGGAAGGCCGTAGTCTGTCCGGCGAGGTACAACTGCTGCTGCCGGTAGTGCCGCGAGGAGATGAGCGCAGCGCCCGCGCTTGTGTTCGCGGGCAACTGCTGAAGCGGTTCCCACCGCTTGAGGTCGAGGATCTTGCGATTGCCTTGCGTGGTTGGCATGTCAGGTCACCGTGATATTGCGACGCAGGGAGTCTGCGTACAGGCCTTGGATTTGGTTCGCCGGGTACTGCGCCGGGACTGCGCCGAAAGTCGCGACGTTTCCGACTGGCACGGCGTTGGTCACGCTCGTAACGGACGTGATGGTTCCCGAAGCGATCACCGCGCTTTCAGCGTTCACCCTCATGCGTCCGGAGGCGTCCGGCAGCGCGGAACCCATGATCCTCGTGAGCGAGTTGATCGCCATGCGGAGAGATTCGACGGCGTTGCGAAGTTCCTCAAGTTCGCCGGGAACGTCAAGAATGATCTGTAGAACGTCCGACGCGCTGTGCGTCGAGGTGTCGTAGTCGAGCGTAAGGGTGTTGAGGCCGAACGACGCCGCGCCCGCAGTCGAATCCGCGAAGTTGTAAATTATCTCGTTGCGTGTGACGTTCGTTATGAGTTTGATGTTGTCAAGCGTCAGACTGATGCCGGAGAAGGAGACGGTGCCGAAGCCGGGGCTGTCAGGCATGAACGTGTACGAACCCGCAACGTCGATTCCGAGAGTCTTGTTCATAGTGCCACCGCCATCGCGATTGCGAATGCCTTGCTCACGCCGCCGCTGCTCGGCGTCTGCCACGATGCGTTCGTGCCGTTGGTTGTCAGGACTTGGCCGGAAGATCCCGCCGTGGCTGGCAGATCGAACCCTCCGCTCGGACCCTCGATCCGAACGACGGACGCGCCCTTCAGCCTGAGTTTGCCGTTGCCCGCCTCGATCAGACCGTCAGTTCGGTTGTGAGACATCCGCACGAAGTCGAGCGCCTCGTTGGTGTCCGCGCTGTAGACGTAGAGGTGCGGATCGACATGGGCAGTGGTCGGACTGCGGTTGACCGTGCCGATGCTTCCGAGGTCAACGAGCGCGAACGCGCCGCTGCTGCCAGCGTTGTTGACAAGGACCGACAGTTGAGCCGTGTCCAGTCCGGTGGACGTGCCACGCAACTGCATCCAGTCGTTGCTGTGGAACGACAGGCTCTTGTCGGTCGCGATCTGCGCCGTCGTGTCGAACACGATGTAGGAGCCAGCCGGGTTCGCGATGTTCGTGTCGCTGTTGATGACGCCGAGCCGAACGCCCACGTTGAAGGACGTCATGTCCGCGTACAGCCGCCATGCGGTAGATCCGGTCGGAGACGGGTTGAAATCAATGCGCCCGTTGACGGCGTTCGTGATGCTCTCGCCGTTGGGGAACGCCACGCCGGTAAACGTCGGCGTGTCGCCCGTGCCAAGACCAAGCGCCGTCGCGCCCGCCGCAGCCGTCGCAGCACCAAGCACCGCAAGGCCCGTTGCCGTGGCCTGTGAATCGTCCAGTTTGGCGTCGAGCGCCGACTGTAGCAAGTTGACGTCCGCAATCGCGTGCGTGTGCGCCAACGGCGTCCGGGCGTCAGAAAGCCGCGCGTCGTTCCCCTGACACGCCGTGCCAGCCGTCGAGCCGAAGTCAACCGCAAACGTGCCGACCGTAGTGACCGTGCCTCCGGTGAGGCCCGTACCCGCCGTTATCGAGGTCACCGTACCAGTGCCGCTCGACTGCGCCGCCCAAACGATGCTGCTGGCTGTCGCGTCCCACTTCGGCACGTCGTTGTTGGCAGGAGCCGACGCGGTCCACGACAGGCCGCGCACCTTCGCAACGGTCGGAGCGGGGTACGACCCCGTCAGGTCGCCGCTGGCCGCGCCCGTCGCCGTGGTCGTAGTGCCATCGACCCGCACAATCGGGTTGCTGTCATCCACCGTGATCGAGTTCACGACGGGCGAGACTGTGACGGTGAATGCACTCATGGGGCGGCGTTGCTGTTCGGGATGACCTCAAACGTTCCCTTGCGGAGACACGGCTTCACGTCAGCCGGACTTGAGCCGTCAAAGAACTCGAAGTCGAAGACGCCCGTCTCGCCCATCGTCAGCCCACCGCTGACGGTAGACGAGATCGTGGCCACGGCGGTAGTCGCGCTGCCTCCGACCGTCACCGAGATCGTCGTTGGACTCGCAAGCGAGAACCGCGTCGAGGTGTCATCGTAGGTCGCGCGACCGATCATCCGCGCCGAGTACCCGGTGAGGACGGCGGGATACGTCACCGTCAGCGTCGTGGTCGCCCCGCGCTTGATCGGAAGATGAAACTCGTTGGAGACGCCGTCGCAACTCATTTGG